AACCCCAAAGTGAGTATAATCTCTAACATGGCAAAAGAAATTACTACAATATCACCCGAAGGTCTAGAAATAGCCAATAGTTACCTACAATTCGGAAACATCCGAGGAGTTTGTGACTATCTTCAGGTGCCTGAAACTACTGTAGTGGAACTACTTAACAAGCGTGAAGTGAAGAAGTATATAGACACAGTTTACCTTGATATGGGATACCGCAACAAGAACAACATCGGAAGCCTCCTCGATGATATGATCGCATCTAAACTTGAAGAAGCCCAGGAATCTGGCGTATACTCTAGTAAAGACCTAGCTGATCTATTACAAATGGCTCATAAAATGCGTATGGACGAAATTAAAGCCCAGGCCGATATGTTAAAGGCCGAAGCTGGTAGCGTCAAGAATCAGACCAATGTTCAGATCAACGAAGCAGTACCGTTCGGTCAAGGGAACTATGGTAAGTTAATGGAAAAACTACTCAATGGATCAGAATAGACTCGAACTAGAGTTACGCACTCACGAAGTTCAATGCGAAGAGCGTTGGAAGACCACATTTGTACGACTAGAGAATATAGAAGATACTCTTGGCCGTATGGAAGGGCGATTCTATGCACTCGGCGGTACAATTATTTTGTTTCTAGCCGGTGTGATCGTAACTTTGTCAACGATGCAATGATCCGTTTAGCTTTGTTACTAGTCTCATCCTTGGCATTTGCCGACAATTCGCAAGAAGGTTCGCTGAATACAAATGCTGAGAATTCGACCGTAGGAAGTAATAACGAGTCATCCTCTTCGACTACAAACTATAATGGAGCTGGCTCTAGTAAAGCTATCCCCGTAGGGTCTGCAATCACTCCTAGCTATATGGCGAATGGAGTTGAAACGTGTTTACAAGGTGCAGGTGGCTCCCTCCAGACTGGAATGATAGGTTTCTCTGGTGGAAAGTTTAAAGAAGATCCGAACTGTAACCGTAGACGAGATTCAAAAGTATTATCAGACCTTGGAATGAAGGTCGCAGCAGTAGCAAGAATGTGTGAAAATACCAAAGTATGGGAGTCGATGTTTATATCTGGAACTCCTTGTCCAATCTTAACAAGAGGAAAACTAATTGTAGGCAAAAGAGCTTACTTAATGATGAAAAGTAATCCGGAACTATATATTCCGAATTATGGCAAAGTAGAAGATGGTAAAGAAGAAAGAAGGGTTTGCGACAAGAAGAAAACATATCTTAAATGTCCGATCAAGCCTGAGTACGTTTCTAAACCTGCTTATACAGCCAAGCAACTCTGGTACAATGCGTTACTAGGGATAGGAGAAGATACCGTTGAACAAGAAGATTCTAGCGACAGCTTGTCTATTAGCGAGCGTTTCCGCACCAGCGAATGAGCTCGATAACTTAGTAAATACATCAAATGCGATTGCAAGTAAGATCGACCTTGGTATTCAGTATGTAGGTGCAGCTACAGTAATGAGCTCTACAAGCGCAGGTATTGCGCCTCTCGGTATACAGAATGATGCTCAAATTTCATCAGCAGAAGTAACAGCCTACAATTCAGCACTTCAGAACCTTGGAGACTTCGCAGCTTATACAGCAGCTGAGTTTTTAAACGACCAAGGACAGATAGAGCTTGGTCTAATGAACGATGCTATTGATGACTTCGCAGAAGCCACAGTAGCTCTTATATCCGTAGTAGAGGTTGCTGACATGGCAGCTGAAGCACAACAGACAAACGATATTCAACAGCAAGAAGATCTTCAGGACTATGTATCAACCAATGACCAGCTCCTCCAAGTATCGCAAGATGACGTAGCAGCCTACAACGATAGCCTTGATGATATAGCAAGCCACGCGTCTAATGCAGTAGCTTACCTTGCAGTAGCAGGTAACGAAGGCGCTACAGACTTCTTACAACAAGGAGCAGATAATGCAGGTGTACGATTTACTGAGGCAAAAGAAAATCTTTCTTATGTAGCTTCATCAAGAGCAGTATTACTAGATTTCAAAGCGCAGAACCAAGGTTATGGAGTATGGGTAGACGGCACGGACGCCTTTGGAATCAACCTTATGTTGACAAGATCAGACGTTTTACTTGAAGGCAGCAACAGTGACTTCTATCTCAACGGACCTACACAAAACTCGTGTTTCTTCTCAGGAGAAGGCTGTGATACTGCAGCAGTAAACCCGGGGCCTCGCCCATGAAAGTTGACGGCGTAGGCTTCAGCGGAGCACAGATTGCAGTCGTACTAGCATTTATCTCTACAATTGCTGGAGGAATATGGACAGCTTCTTCCGTATATGCTAGACTTGAGGCTGTAGAGGCATATGAGATTCCAGACATTGCTCCTCTACACGAACAGATTACTGTTATTGAAACAGAACTAGAAGCGAATGACATTTCTCAACTCCAGGGAAAACTAGCTTCATTTGGTACTAACCTTGAGACAATCATGGGCCAACAGGCCAAACTCCTCACCATTCAAGAACGTATGGTAGAAGTTGAGAAAGAAATGGAAGCCATGAAAGGCGTAGTGCAAAGAGCAGAATTAAAGACTAAAGAGCTGGAAGGTATCGAAGGCTCAGTAAAAGTTGTAAAGCGTGAGATACAGGAACTCTGGGACGGTATGGACTACTTGTCCAATCCGTTAGGAAAATAACATGCGTTATAAAACTAAAGCAGCCGCGCTGAAAGCAGCGAAGCAACTTGGTTTAGGCGGCACCCACAGTCACGGTGCTGGAAAAGGAAAGATTCATATGGCAGGTAAAACTCACGCAGCTTTTGAAAAGGCTATGAAGAAACCAAAGAAGAAAAAACCAAGCAAACCAAAAAGAGGTCAAAGAGCGAGCAAGAATCGCAAGCGTAGAGGTTACTAATGGCCGCACGTAAGCGACGAAAGGTCGCAAAGAAGAAGCCAGTTCCAACGAATAAGAAGTTATATGCTTCTGTAAAGTCCACTATAAAGCGCAGGTATAAAGTATACCCTTCAGCATATGCAAATGCCGCACTAGTAAAAGAGTATAAAGCCCGAGGCGGCAAGTACCGAATGGGGGTCCGAAAATGAGTCTCAAGACGTGGTTTAAAGAGAACTGGGTAGATATATCTAAGCCTAAGAAAGGCGGCGGCTACGAGAAGTGTGGTCGCAAGAAGGCAAATGGAGGAGCGTATCCTAAGTGTGTACCAGCAGCAAAAGCTCGTACCATGACAGCCGCACAGAAGAGATCAGCTATTCGTAGAAAACGAGCAGCCGGCAACCCTGGAGGCAAGCCACGTAATGTAAGTACTTACGTGAAGAGGAGAAAGAGCAGTGGCCGCAAGAAAAAGAAGTAAGAAGACTAACGGCAGAGTAAAGAGAGCAGGTGTATCTGGTTATAATAAGCCAAAGCGTACACCTAGCCACCCAAAAAAGTCTCATATTGTAGTAGCGAAAGTAGGCGATAAGATTAAAACGATTCGTTTCGGCCAGCAGGGAGCTAAAACGGCAGGGAAGCCGAAGGCTGGAGAATCAGAAGCTATGAAAGCTAAGCGTCGCTCTTTTAAAGCACGACACGCTAAGAATATTGCAAAAGGACCTATGTCTGCAGCATATTGGGCTGATAAAGTAAAATGGTAGATGATAAGTTCCACCCCGCAGACACAAACGGCGATGGCAAGGTATCTGGCGCAGAAGAAGCTATGTACCTTGAAGCTCGCCGCAAAGAGTTAGAAGACGCAGATGCCATGCGAGATGCCCAGAGAAACATGGCTTGGTTTGCACTCGGCGGTATGTTACTCTACCCATTCTCCGTAGTACTGGCTTCCTTAGCAGGACTAGATACAGCATCAGATACACTAGGGGATATGGCCCCTACATACTTCGTTTCCGTAGCAGCAATTGTTGCAGCTTTCTACGCTAAAGAAGCAATCGGTAAAAAATAACAATAGGAAGATCAAAATGGCAGTTGAAATAAGTCGGAGAGATGTAATCTCCGACGAAATAGTCGAATTAACATCTGAGTCAAGGTTTCTCAAACTACCTGTAGGTCCCTATTTGGACCTACTAAACATCACACCTCTACCCTCGCAGATAGCAATTATCAATGCGGTGAATAACCCTAAGTATCGTTTTATCTCTGCGGCTATCTCTAGACGTCAGGGAAAAACATATATTGCAAACATTATTGGACAGCTCGTGTCTCTAGTACCGGGCTCTACAATCTTAATCATGTCTCCTAACTACTCCTTGTCTCAGATTTCTTTTGATCTTCAGAGAAACTTGATTAAGCACTTTGACTTAGAGGTCACAAAAGATAACGCCAAAGATAAAGTAATCGAAATATCCAACGGCTCTACAGTACGAATGGGTTCTGTAAACCAGGTTGACTCTTGTGTAGGTCGTTCTTACGATCTTATTATCTTTGACGAAGCCGCACTTGCAGACGGTAGAGATGCTTTCAACGTAGCACTACGACCCACCCTAGACAAGCCGAACTCAAAGGCAATCTTTATCTCCACGCCACGGGGTCGCAATAACTGGTTCTCTGAGTTCTTCATGAGAGGTTTCTCAGATGAGTTTCCAGAGTGGTGCAGTGTTCGAGCTACTTATAAAGACAACCCACGTATGTCTGAGAGCGATATTGCAGAAGCACGAAAGTCTATGTCAGAGGCAGAATTCAAGCAGGAGTACGAGGCCGACTTTAATACTTATGAAGGTCAGATCTGGAACTTTAACTTTGAGACTCAGGTGCAAGACCTTTCTGGCTTTGATACTAGAAGAATGGATGTATTTGCCGGCCTCGATGTCGGTTTTAGAGACCCAACGGCAATGTGTGTAATTGCTTACGATTGGGATACCGAGAAGTTCTATTTACTAGACGAGTATTTTAATAACGAGAGAACCACAGACCAACATGCTGTCGAAATCCAAAAACTCATTGATCGTTGGGATATTGATTATATTTATATTGACTCAGCTGCTCAGCAAACAAGGTTCGATTTCGCGCAGAACTATGGAATATCAACTATTAACGCGAAGAAATCTATCATCGATGGAATTGGCCATGTTGCAGCCATTATCGACAACGACGGCCTCTTTGTTGATCAAGCTGCGAAGGAATCGCTCGCCTGTGTAGATGCCTATCAGTGGGATCCGAATCCCAACCTAGTGCGCGAAAAGCCGAAACATAATATGGCATCTCACATGGCCGATGCACTTCGATACGCGCTTTATTCATTCATCACCTCAAACGTTACCTTCTAGTGATACCTAGTGAAAAATAGTTATTGACAAGTCACCTTAAAGTCGATATAATTCTTCTATTGAAAAATCAAGAACCGGAACCAAAATGCCTAAGCTAAAACGTGATGTAGTAAAGTATGTAAGGGACAAAGC